CTGCTACAGGTGATATAAAAGATGATAGACGGCATCAATCGATGTTAGAAGATTATTGGCTTCCTCGGAGAGAAGGTGGAAGAGGAACAGAAATAACTACTTTACCCGGCGGTCAAAATCTAGGTGAAATGGACGATGTTGATTATTTCAGAAGGAAATTATATCAATCATTAAATGTTCCTTTGTCACGATTAGAAGCAGATACACCTTTTGTATTAGGCAGAGCATCGGAAATTAGTAGAGATGAATTAAAATTTTCAAGATTTATTGATAGAATTAGAATAAGATTTTCACATTTATTTTATCAATGTCTGGAAAAACAATTAATTCTTAAAAATGTTATTCATACTTCTGAATGGCCCAAATTAAGAGAAACAATCAGATTTAATTATGCACTGGATAATCATTTTGCTGAGCTAAAATCTCAAGAATTAATGACTGATAGATTTAATATGATGAGGGATGTTGAGGAATTAGTGGGGACATATATATCTAAACAATACGTTAAAGATAATATTTTAAGACATACTCCAGACGAACAAAAGAAAATTGAAAAAGAAATGGAAAAAGAAGCTAAGGAAGCTGAGCAGGATGGACAAGAAATTCCACCACAAGTACCCGGAGATCCAGTAGCTGATCCATCAAATCAGATTAATGTTCAGCCCGGAGCAGCGGCTCCACCTCCAGAACCAGGTCAACCGGAAGAGGTTAAACCGGAAATGCTCACAGGAGGAAGAGTATATAGCTTACCAAATAGGAAAAGAAAAAGTGTTGGAAAATAGAAGTAGAGAAAATATAGCGGATATGGTTAACGACATATTATGTGGAAAAGAATACAACGCACGCGACATGGCATTGGGCATTTTAAAAGATAAAACTTCGAATCGTATAGCCGAATTAAAAAAAGATTTTAATTCTAATTTATTTGATAAAAATGAATCAGAATCATAGCCGAAGAAATTGTATAAATAAAACAACAACACGAGTTAGGATATTTAACAATGAGATTGATTAAAGCTTTAGGTGTATCAGCACCAGCCGCGGTACAAACCGGTGCGGGAGACAACGTAGATTCAGCAACTTGCGTTCGAGCATTTAATAATACAACTACTAATTATCTAGTTACCATAGAAACTGTAGGCGATGTTTTGATAGGTAGCTTCTGGATGGCAGGTGGTGCAGAGGCATTTATTGAAAAAGATCCTACAGATCAAATTTTTGCGGCAAATGCCGGTGTATTTTTAACCAAAGTTGCCTTCAGATAAGGAATTAAATGAAACTCATTTGCGAATTAATGGAAGACGTTGAAATGCTTGTAGAGAAGGATAATTCTACAGATCAAAAAAGTTACTACATCAAAGGTGTATTTTTACAAGCAGAACAAAAAAATAGAAACGGACGAGTTTATCCATTAGAAACCATGCAAAATGAAGTATCTAGGTATTCTAAGCAATATATTGATACCAATAGAGCATTTGGCGAATTGGGGCATCCGGACGGACCTCAGATAAATCTTGAAAGAGTTTCACATATGGTTAAGGAACTCAAACAAGATGGTGCAAATTTTATTGGAAAAGCAAAAATTATGGAAACTCCATATGGTAAAATTGTCAAAAATTTAATTGATGAAGGTGCTAAATTAGGAGTAAGTTCTAGAGGAATGGGTTCACTAAAATCGTTAGGTGGTTCCCAAATCGTACAAAATGATTTTCATCTTGCAACAGCTGGAGACATTGTTGCAGATCCCTCAGCGCCCATGGCCTTCGTAGAAGGTATCATGGAAGGCAGAGAATGGATTTGGAATAATGGACTTTTAAAAGAAGCAGATGTTCAAGAAATTAAAGATGAAATAGTTAAAGAATTTATAAAAGTTAGACCGGATGAATCAGCCTTGGTTTCATCCTTTGAAAAGTTTATGTCAAGGCTTTAATGTTATAAATAATACCAGTAACAAATATTCTAAAAAGATATTCTAAAGGAGAATGCAAATGTCTGAACAAGAAACTGCCGAACAGCAGCAGACTCTTGCCAATAGTGTGAACGAACTAGAAACATTAGCTCAACAAGCATTAGAATTAGACGGCGAGGCAAGAGAAGAACTCGTTGAACAAATTAAATCAAAATGCGAAGATGAGGGGCTATCGGCCACTGAGACTGATGAATTGTTGGAAGAGATAGGTCTTGTTCAGGAAGCACGTAAGGTTCAAGAGGATAGTAAAAATCAACCCGCACCTAATAAAGGTGGAAAAGATGGTGAAGGTCCCAAGGGCGAAAAAGCTGCGGATGTTTCGCCGCCTGCTGAAGTTAAAGGTTCCGGTACTGCAATGGGTAATCCTGTTAAGGGAAAAGCTAAGAACTCTGATAAGGGTGAACCAATGGCTAAAGTAAAAGAAGAAGATGAAATGCCAAAAACCAAATCTGGTATGATGGCTGCCGTCTATGAAAAATTAGGCAAACTGAAAAAAGATCAGATTGCAACTAATTTTGAATCTATTCTTAGTACCCTAACAATTCAAGAGGGTTCAGAAGACGTAGAGGATTCTTCACCCATTGATGTTCAAGATGATATCGATGCTTTAACCGAAGGTGAAAATCTTTCTGATGCTTTCAAAGTAAAGGCAAGTACTATTTTTGAAGCATCTGTTCAAGCTAAAGTTAATCAGGTTGTTCTCGGCAAGGAACAAGAACTTGAAGAGCAAATGCAAGAACGATTATCCGAAGAACTTGATTCATATATCCAAGAAATCGTAGAAAAAGTTGATAATTATCTCAACTATGTTTCCGAAGAATGGGTAAAAGATAATCAATTAGCCATCGAAAAAGGAATTCGCTCAGAATTGACCGAAGGGTTCCTCGTTGGACTAAAAGATCTTTTCACAGAACACTACATTACAATTCCAGATGAGAAGGTTGATGTAGTAGATGATCTGTTTGATAAGGTTGAATCCTTAGAATCAGAACTGAATGAGCAAATTAGTAATAATGTTGACATTCAGTCAGAACTTACAAAAGTTAAAAAAGAAAAAGTTTTATCGTCATTGACGAAAGACCTTACTGAGACCCAGAAAGAAAAAGTTGCAGAATTAGCAGAAAATGTTGATGCTGATGATGCAGAGGATTTTGAACAAAAAGTAGAAGTCCTTAAAGAAAATTACTTTCCTTCGGAAGAAAAGAAAGTTGCTCTGGTCGAAGACATTGAATCACATAATAATGACGAAGAAAGCGAAAAAGCACCCATACAAGAAGGTATGGAACACTATATGTCTGCTATTTCAAGACATGTTAGATAATATTTTTTTTAAATTTAAATTTACTAAAATAAAATACATACAGGAGAATAACAATGTATTTGTCTGAAACCTTACAAGAAAAATGGGGTCCCGTACTCGACCATCCTGATCTTCCCCCTATTAAAGATTCTTATAGGAAAGCAGTAACAGCTGTTTTGTTAGAGAATGAGGAAAAATCAATTATGGAAGAAGGCGGATCTACTATTTTATTTGAGGACGCTCCTGGGAACGCAGTTGGTGCCGGAATGGGTACTACAGCTGGAAATATTAAGGGTTATGACCCTGTACTTATTTCCTTGGTTCGCAGAAGTATGCCTCTCTTAATCGCATACGATGTTTGCGGTGTTCAACCTATGACAGGTCCGACTGGCTTAATTTTCGCCATGAAGTCCCGTTATGCAAGTCAATCTGGTTCAGAATCACTTTTCAATGAAGCTGATTCTGGTATTTCTGGTACTGACGCTGATGGTACATCTGCACATACCGCTAATGGTAACCCTGCGGCAGCCGCTTCAAGTTCAACTGCATATCTACCTGGTCGTGGAATGACTACGGCACTTGGTGAAGCACTTGGCGATTCGGCTTCAAATGCTTTTGCTGAAATGGCCTTCTCAATCGATAAGGTAACTGTTACAGCGAAAACACGCGCGCTCAAAGGTGAGTACACAATGGAACTCGCCCAAGACCTAAAAGCAATTCATGGTCTTGATGCTGAAACCGAACTCTCAAATATTTTGAGTTCAGAAATTTTGGCAGAGATTAACCGCGAAGTTATCCGCACAATTTATGGTAACGCCAAAACTGGTGCCCAGAACAACGTAGCCACAGCCGGAACATTCGATATGGATGTTGATTCAAACGGTCGTTGGATGGTTGAAAAATTCAAGGGACTGATGTTCCAGATAGAGCGCGAAGCTAATGCTATCGGGCACGACACACGTAGAGGAAAAGGTAATATCCTTATGACTTCTTCGGATGTTGCTTCCGCATTGCAAATGGCTGGTGTACTTGATTACACACCTGCTCTTTCCGGTAACGATGCCTTGAACGTTGATGACACACAATCAACATTCGCTGGTACACTTAATGGTCGTTATAAAGTATATGTTGATCCATATGCAACAATCCAAGATACAAATTGGTTTGTACTAGGATATAAAGGTTCTAGCGCATATGATGCAGGACTTTTCTACTGCCCATACGTTCCACTACAAATGGTACGTGCGGTTGGTGAGAATAATTTTCAGCCAAAGATTGGATTTAAGACACGTTATGGTATGGTGTCTAATCCTTTCTCTACTGGATCTGCTGCTTCTAGTGATGGATCACTCACTTATAATAC